TTACCAGCTTACCAATCCGTCGCCAGTCTGCATTTCGGTATACCGGACCTTGCGCGGGTCAACGACCTTATGTTCCGGGTCAATTCTGAAAGAGGGTGTCTTGGCCGTCGAGAATAATATCACGCCATGAACGCCTACCCGCTTGGCCTCTGCGACTACTATTTCGGGATCTGTGACGTGCTCCAGCATTTCACTACACCAGACGAACCCGAAGGATTTATTCGGGAAAGGCAGGTGATGAGCGTCGGCATTCACAATCCCGTTACCATTTGCCCTGTTATCGACGGCAACATATTCACCTAAAGGTTCGAGATACTTTTTATAGGGAGTGGTCAGACCACTACCCAGGTCAAGGACCTTGCGCGGCACGATGCTTTGCGGAATGAATGCCAGTCTCCATTTCTGCACGCCTTCCATGTTTTTGGGTTGCTTAATTAGCTTTTCGACATCGGCCAGAACGGACGGCCAGTAGGTTGAATAGATCGCCTCTTCGTCATATTCCATGGCCTTGGTGCGGGCTTTCTCCTGCATGTCAGCGATAGAACCATCCTTCTTCGCTTGATAGGCCTGTTCAAGGCGTTCCACGACCTCTTCCACGTCACAGTTAAATTGCCAGCTTGATTGCGCCGTCCATTCCTTTTTGAGATTATTAATGAACCAGCCGCCGCCCATCAGTTCGGTCTGGGCTGTACAATTAGTCGTGATGATCGGGACTCCGCACGCCTGGGCTTCAATTAGCGGTATGCCAAATCCCTCACCCTTAGTCGGGAGAAGGAAAACGTCGAAGACGTTATAAGTCCGGGCCAAGGTTTCCTGCGGGATGCCGACATTCATCTGAGTAATAGAAGGTACGCGGGTATAATCCTGCATCTTCAAATTCGACCGCATGGCCGCAAGGTTAAGGCCTTTGCCGTCTACCAGATTAGTGTGCATATAGTAAATAACTTCGCCCGGGTGTTTGGATTCAAATATCTTGACGGCCTGCATTGATACATTCCAGTTCTTGCGGTCGTTTCCCTGATTGGTTCCTACCGTGCCGATTACGAATTTATCTTTCCAGCCGTAACGGTCCCGTCCTACTTGCCGGGCTTCCTCATGGGGTTGAAATATATTGGTATTCACGGTATGGGGAATGTAATAACAGTCCACGCCGTTGTCGTTGAGTTGTTTCATGCCGTATTTGGACATGGCAATCGGCTTGATGATACCGGGTGATTTCTTAGCGGCATCCAGAACAAGGGGTGGGATAGGGTCAGAATCCACCGGCATCCAGGGACACCATTTCAAAGTCGGTTCCATATTCCTGAGTACCCAGATATCAACCAGGGTAATGAGAAGGTCGGCTTTGAAATCTTCGTAGAACATGGGAGCGGCCTGCGTGCCATAATCACCCGGATTGTTCGGATAAAGGGGTATGTCCCCCCATTCAGTTTTTGATCCCATAAGCCCATAGTGGCAGAGAATAGCGATATCGTGACCCATTGCCTTCAGACGCTTGGTAGCTACGGCGGTCTGACTGCCGTATCCAGTCCCCACAAACGGGGAGACAGAAGACCACAAAATTCTCAATTAAATCCTCCTTTATAATCAGAGGGGAAGGTTACTTGATTTTCGCCTTCCCCTCCGTGTGATCCCCCCGGTCGCTACTCCGAAGGTTAGACAGAACGTTGATCGATTAAGCGGGCGCCCAGGTTGATGTCGAGAGTCTTCCAGCCGTACAGCATGTCGATTGACATGATGTTTTGCTTGGTGCGGATTTCATAGTCGTAGACTACCCGGCAGGAAAGCCCCTTATAGCTCACGACTTTGGCGCTGGCCCCACCGAGGGGAGCGGCCAGAGGCCGGGTGACCAAGGTAATGGCGTTCTTGTGGAAAGCCAGGTTGTCACGTCCGGTCTTCTGGAATGTGACTACCGTATCATCGGCAATCGCCACTTTCACCGGCGGGGTAAAGGTCACGATGATGGTAGCGGCCGAAGCGGTTGCGTTCGTCGCTACACGGAACCATTGGTCATAGCCGGTGAATTTGAAAACATCACCGGCTAATACCGTACCACCGGATGTGATGCCGTCAATCGTGCCGGCCGTAGTGCCGACAGCCCAAGCGACCGTCGCCGCACCGGCAACATCGGCCATATCGCCGCCGGTGTGAGTCAGGTTCATGTTCTGGTCCATCGCGCAGTCAAAGCCCAGGACGCGCCCCATGTCGGCCTCGCGCAAAGCCTTTCCGCCATCCGCGCGGTGTTCGGCATAGAGGAAGGGTTCCAGGACCATGTAACCGGCTTTCGTGACCGGCCCCATGACCAGTTGACGACCTCTCGCGGGACACTTTTGAGAATCCAGAACGGCCCCGAGTTGTACGATATCGGAGACTGACGGAGTGCCGGAAACCGTGGCATGCCCGGCGAAGTTAACCGCCTCCGCGCAACCGTACATATCCATAAGTTGAGCGTGCGCCCGGAGAGCAGGCTGGATATACTGCTCGGAAAAATCCGTTATATCGAGCGTCAGCATCTTGGTCGTGACTTCCAGGGTGACATCAGCCAGCTTGTCCAGGGCAACGGCCACGCTAGATTCTGAAACTGTCGCGGCATTAACGGTGTTGCCTACCACCGTTGCGGTGAAGACTGAGGGGATGCGGGCAAACACCGTCGCGCCCACATTGGCAAAATCATTGGAGTAATCCCGGTTCACCAGACCGGACATTACGCATTCGTTTTCGAGGACCATCAAGGCCTCTTTAGCAATCATGGTAGGGGTTATAAGCCCTCCATTCGTACCCATAACAATACCTCCTTGGTATTATTTGAATCGTTTCTTGACGGAAGGATGATTCGCGTATTCTTCCATCGACATTTTTTCAATTTGCTCCGGGGTTAATTCGGCGGATTGTGCATCACCCGTACCCGGTCCTTTATCGAAAGTCTCAGGTTTGACCTTGACTTTCCTCACCTCTTCTTTGAGTTTGGCAATCGCTAACTTGGCGGCCTTCTGTGTCATTTGCAAAGGGTTTTGGATCGATTGGTCCTTGATCAGTTCGTCGGCGCTGATGCCATATTCGCTTGCCAGGTCGTTAGCCATCTGAATGCGGCCTAATTGTTCGGCTTGCGGGGCAAGTTGCCGGACAGTCCGTTGCAGTCTGGTCATTTCCTGTCGGGCTTGCGCCTTTGTGTCGGCATCTTCCTGCGTGATCTCACCGGCTTCTACTGAGGCCTTGTCTTTTTTCTGAGCCGCCGCCTCTTCTTGTTGAAGTCTGGCGATTTCCTGCTGCATGGAGAGCTGGGCGAGATGCTGGCGGACCTGTGCCGCTTCCTTCATGGCCTCAGACTGGATTTTAGCCACTTCTTCCGCCGTGTAGGTTTTCTTGCTTTCGATTTTCTCTTCTTTGGGTTTGGTTTCGGGTTTGGTTTCTGGGGTTTTCTGTTCCGTCTCAGGTTGTTGAGTTTCGGTAGTTTCCAGCTTAGAAGGCGTTTCCGGCTTCTGAGGTTCGGTCCCTTCCTTCACTTCTTCAACTTGGGTTGGATTCTCGTTTTCCACCGTCTTAATCCTCCTGGTAATAAAAAAGCCCGCTGTTAATATTCCAGTGGGCTTAATACCCTGAATTATTTCTCACAAAATATTATTTGGCTATCTGGTTTTCAAACACCTGCCTTACCGTTTGTTTCAGCCAGACGTTGAAATCCGTCTGGCCGAGCGGATACTGTTTAAAAAGGTTCTGAAGCAAGGTCGTTTCCTGCGGTGTCAGCTGCGTGCCTTTATACCAGACCTTATCGAAGGCCACGGCAGCCGGAGTCCCGCCGGTAGAACGGATCGCACTCCACTTCTGCGCCGGAGTTTCGAGAGCGGGTTGAGACGTTGGGGCTGGTGTACTATTCATCGTACCTAATTGCCTCACCAGTAGATCGGTTTGCGTGATGGTTTTGTCTTGCAGGCCATTATCAGCCTTTTTCTTGTTCTCGGCCTGGTTAGCCGTGATGCCCTTGATTGTCGAGGGATCAATCTTGTTGTCCTGAATGAGTTTGACCACCGCCGCCCGGGCCGTTGCCGTCGAAACGGTCGACACATCCCCGGAGATAAAGAGTTTGGCCTCAATCTGAGGGTTCTTTTGTCGGTATTGCGTCCGGCTGTAAGCGTATTGAGCTTTTTCTGCCGTAGTCTTGGCCGCTTTTAGTTTACCCAACCGGTCAGTTTCATTCGAGGGAATGGCTTCATAAGCGGTAAATTCATCCTTCCACTTGATCGACAATTCATAGGGTTTGTCAACTGGCGCCGTGCTGAGTCCGGTGAAAGATGCAGCGGCAGGCTCTACACCTCCCGATGAAACAAAAGAAGGGGTAAACCAGTTTTTCACCGTATTACCCGGCGATACCGGTTGCCCCTGGTAGTCTTTCCCGCTGATAAATTCGATTGCACTGCCCGTGATGGGGGAGGATTTGCTTTTAAATTGACTGTAGAGCAGATTTTTATTGTTCAACGCAGTCAATAAAGGTGTACTGTCCTCTTTCCCGGATAGCGAAAGGTTGGTTCCCGAGGTCTGATACACCGCACTATCGATCACCGCAAGTAGACGCCGGGCATCGGCCATCGGGCCGCCCAAATAATATTTGTTCCCATTGATCTCAACCTTGCCGAAATTTCCGTCGAAAGGATTGAGGGTAATGTCTTTTCCTTGCGCCTTTTGGGCCATGGCGTATATCCCGAATCCAGTTCCAATCAGAGCGGCCAATGATAAAGCCGCCTGTTTGGCCGTGTAACTACCTGGATTCTTTAGAATGTCCGCCACGATAGCGCCATTCGCACGGGTGTAACGCGGCGACATAAACATCAGGGCGCTTTCTATACTCCTTTGCCCTTGACTGATCCCCATACCCCGTGTAGACAACACACCGGTCAGGAGATTGCATTCCTTAGCCCATTCGTCCAGTTTACCGGCTATATCGGCCATATGGTAGCCGGCTTTATACAGATTGATCGCGGTAATGACACGGCCGGAGGTGAAAAGGGCGTCTGACCGTCCCATTGTTTGCCGTTCAATCAGTTTGGCTATATCCTGAGCTTTTTGCGGTGTTTTGGACAGTAGAGAGTTGATGAATCCTTCTGTTGTGTTTGTGGCCTCAGTTGCCTCAGCAGTTTCTACCAGTCCACCACGCTCGATGAAATCTTTAACATACGGAGCGTTGACCGGATCCGCTAGAAAACCTTCCAAATGAGTGAGGGACTTGCCGAATCCGGATTGCAGGGCGTTCTTAGTCCCACTCAACCAGGTTGCGGTAAATCCCTCATTCGGTTTTCCGAGTGCCGCTTTTACCGGGTTGATCGCCAGATTCTTGAGATCGTACCCCAACGATAGGGCATCCTGAATCATGATGACCGATGCATCAAAACCCAGCCGGAACATCCGCATACTGGCCCCAATCTTTCCCGCTGTCTCAACTGCCTTGGAGGCCGCTCCGCTGTCAGCCAGATAACCGAAATGCTGGCTTAATTCGGTTGCAATATCCGCCCCGAGTTTATTATTTTGAGAAGTGACGTAACGTCCGCTCAAACCAGGGACGCCTACTACCTGTCCATATTCCCGCGTGCCCTGACTACCCATCTTCTGGGCCAGGCTGTTGCGTAAGGTATCAAATTGATTGTACGCATCGGCACTCTGAGTTTGCAGATTCTTAACGTCAGTCAGAATGCCTTTTAACAAACCTTTTTGCTGAGACGATAATGTCTGGTAGGTCTGTTTGACCGCATTGGCCGCGATGTTTTTGTCTTTGATTGTTTGGCTGAGGGAATCCACGATATCTCCGACTGTTATGTTTGCCTTTGCGCCAAGAGGTTGAAAAGCCAGGCGAATCTGAGCGGATATTTTTGCCCTCTGTGCCGCTTTCGTTGCATCATTTCCGGTGACCAGCGCCGCCCTGGAAACGGAACTAATGAGCTGATTCATCAACCTGGTTTTTTGGACGGGTAGAAGTTTGGTCGCCGCATCGATTCTCTGGGCGATTGTAGGATATGTTTGTCGCAGTATAGTTATGGAACCGCCCGGCAGAGACTCGCCGCGAATAACTCTCTGGACGTAATTTGCTAGAGTGTCTGCATTGTTTTTACTTTGAGTCAAATCAACCAGTTTCACTCCAAGTTGACCTTCTGCCTGTTCTATGGGAGTGGTAGTCTGGACCAATTGCGGTACCGCTTCGGCCAGCCGATTCTTTTTAATGAGTTCATATGATCCCCGAATCTGCTTGTTGAGTTCCTGGAGGGCATTGGGATTATACGTAATACCCGCTTTCATACCCTCCGCCACGGTATCCCAATTACGGTGTGCGTTAAGAGGTTGTTTCTTTAACTTCACATCCGCCAGGGTAGAATATTGATCCAATAATTTATCGACATTTGGATTGGTCTGAATCCTTCCCGCCTTCACGCCCTCAGCGAAGCGCGTAAGATAAGCATAGTCCGATTCACCTGCTAATTTTGTGAATGGAATAGCATTCTGAACCAACACGGCCTTTAGATTGGCCGCTAACGTCCCCGCCGCCTCTTCCTTAACAGAACTGACTACTCTATGCAGAAAGGCCCAACCGGGCTCACCTTGCATCGGCCGGAATTGTCCGGGTTTCAAAGCCTGCGCCGGATTGGTCACCAGTATTCCTTCAGCCTCCAGCATCTTGGAAGTCTGCTCCGATGTATCGCGGATCGTCTGGATAGCCGCCCGCCGCGCATCCCCTACCACGCCAGTACCGAAATCGTACCACGGAGCGTACTCAATCATATCGTGAAGAGCCATACTTTGCGTACCGTTCGGTAAGGGTTTGATCTGTGTAATATTGGCGTGTGATATTCCCTGATCGTCCAGGGCAAAGGTTGAACGGGCTTTCTCCATTGCTTTTACCGGTTTAGACATGGCCAGAATAGTCGCTCCGTTGATTTGATCGTCAATCTTGCCCGATATAGCCATTAGAACCCGTCCAGGCTCGTCGCTGGTGGCAATGGGATTGACCAGACTGGTTGCCTGTTTCACGCCAGGTAATTGAGCGACAACTGCCTTTTTACCCGTCAATGCACTGGTTTTAACATTCTTAAACAAATCGGCGGCTGGAGATATCTTGACCATGCCGGTGGCAGTCGGAGGATTCACCGGAGTAGAAAGACCGGGAATCTTAACCGCCCCTGTTTCACTGGTTGCCAGTTCATTCAATATGCCGCTTTTAGCCGACTGATTCACGGCCTGTCCCGCTGACTTGATCACCCCTTTGCCTTGAAGTCCCAATAGTCCAGCAGGTAAGGCGGTCAACCCGACTCCCAACGCCCGTTCAGTATTAGACTTCTTGTCCCAGTCCTGCGCGGTCGCACCAGCTCCACCCGCCGCGAAGGCTGCATTACCGGCGGCCATAACGGCTTTACGGGCTACTCCGGCTGACAGGCCGCCCGCTCCAGCAGTCGCTACTGTCCCGATGTCGAAGAGAGGATCATACCAATTGATCTTCGGCTTTTCAGGATTCAGCAACTTGGAAGTCGTGGGAAGAAAAGGCGCGGTCAGGAAAGATAGGCCGCTTTTAATCTGGTTACCTTTCCCGTACTGTTGCTCATAATTCGACTTGATCTCGTCGAGGTGTGATTGAAGGTCCTGATACTTTTTATCGATATCGGGATCATTGAAGTCCGGTAACCTCATGTCCCAGCCTTTGGATTTGATATAGGCATCCTGATAGGTCTGGTACGAGGGTGTCTTATCACCAAAGTCAAGATCACCGGTGTCCGTATTACCGGTGTCCGCTGGAGGTGCCGCCGGTTGAACCTTCTGGCTATAGTAGTCCGTAAAAGGCGTGGCTTGCCGGGGTTGCTGAACACCCAGACCGTTCATGAGTTCCTGATTGGTCTTGGCGAAGTCCCCGGCGATATTGGAATAGATGTCTTTTTTAGTCGTGAGCATAATTAATTCTCGTAATGTGTTTCAAAGGGCATACCACAAACGCAACATTCCCACTTGTTGCCCTCAATAGGTTCGACTCTATCACCCCCGCAGACCGGGCACTTGATCTCTACCACGTCCACATCTGTGAATAGGGTTTCCGGCGTGGTTTTAAACATTCCAGTTCACTCTTGCGCTATTCTGGACTCCCCGGCTCCAGGGACTCAGGGACTTCCAGTTATTCTGAAAATTATAATTGCCGAGATAGTCGGAGAAGTTCTGGGATGGGGCTTGTCCACCGAGCGCCATCTTGCCGAGTTGCGTCATGTAGTCGTTGTAGATATTGCCGTACTGCCCCTTATAGTAATCGGCAAAGTTACGGGACCTACTTTGCGGAAGAAAGGCGTTATAGGTGGCCTGATTGTTTTCATCCAGCCAGCCCAGCCAGGGATTTGATTCGGTTAAGTTGAAATTATTGGGCATTTGCAGCACCGCCTATCCGATTAGTGAACCCAGATTGTATTTCTGTTTCAGGTAGTCAAGGAATGAAGACCCTCCGCCGGCAGCCTGATTATTGCCCCATTGCTGTTGTTCCCAGGGGAGCTTGCTGGCCAGATAGCTGCCCAGGTTACCCCGCACTCCGGTCTTAAGTAGTGATTGCAGTTGACCGATGTTGTTCGTATCGACGGAATCCGTGCCGTTAAAGATGGGCGAATAATCGATACCGGCCAGGCCTTGGTTCTCCTGCCCCATACCGAACAATTGAGACAGGGTATTACGGGCCAGTTTGGTCGCCCCCCCGACGTTCTGGGACGCCCACGGACTGACATAATTGCCTGGATCAACAGTCGGATCAACTATGGACATCTGCCGCCGGACATCATAGATATTCGAAAGGGGGTCATACTGATTCATCTGGTACTTCTCAGCCGGATTGTAATAATTTTTACTCCCCAGTCCGAGCGATTGCAGATAGGCGGTAAAGGGACTATACGCCTCTTCGGTTTGCGGGTTCGCTTGCCCGCCGCCTTGTCCGCTGCTTCCACCCAGTAACACATCGCTGAATGTCTGCGGCGTACTTGAGGCCTGTGTGCCATTCTTGTCAAACGAGTTGCCCATGTCAACTTCCTCGCCGCTGGCCGGTACTCCACCGAGCCCCAGTTGTGCGGCGGTATACGTTCCGTTGTTGATATTGTTGACCATTGTGGCCAGTGAGTCGCTCTGCGCGACATTGTAACCCGCCGCCTCCAGGATGCTTTGCGCCTGGAGTTGATTAGTCACGCCTTTCAGGAGCGACTGAGCGTACTCCAGGTCCGTGGCATTGACGGGAGTCCCGGTCGTATAACCCTTCGCTCCGGTGATGCCAGCGGGCGCCGGATTGCCAGCCGCTACACTCTTAGCCCCATTGACATCGATCATCCCGGGATTGGACGAGTTGACATACGTCCACAACTGCTGAGCGTCCGCCGGGTTAGAAAACTGCTTAGCGAAGTCGGCATAAGATTGCGCGGACTGCACGATCATACTGCCGTTGACCTCAGCCGCCTTGATCGGTACATTTTGGAAATACGGCGAGCTGATTGTGGCCGAAAGCGACCCATCCGGGTTGAGAGTGATGTTAGTCGCCGTCATGCCGGTTTGAGCTAATTGCGCCTGCAGGGCCTGAGACTTACGCGCGAACTCACGCTGTTGCTCTGCCGTCATATCTGGGTTGACAACGCCTGAAAAAGTCGCGGGTTTTGGGGTCTCTGTAATGGCCGACTTACCCGGATCATTTGGCCTGTAAACATTACCATAGTCGTCGATATAACCGTCTCCGCTAATTGTTTGTCCCATATTGCTACTCCTTAATCTGCGATAGGGCTAATTGGATATCCTGCGGGACCGGTTGCCCGGCCTTCTCGTACTGTTGTGCAATCGCCTGTAGTTTAGCGATCTCCTGGGGGCTGAGCTGCTGACCGTTGCTTCCTGACACAGCCTGCCCCGGAGGCGTTTGTCCGGACGGCATGGTTGCGGAATTCTGACCAGGCTGGACGTTCTGGCCGGCGGGATTCTGCTTAGCCTGCAACTCCGCCAGTTTAGACAGGAATAACTGTACTCCATCTTTATCCCCCGCCTTGAGCATGGCCAGCGCCATCTTACGAAGTTTATATTCCGGGATGCTTTCAATCTGGCGCTTCAGGATTTGCTCATCGATGCGGGCTTGCTCGGCGTCCGGATTCTGGAGTTTGATGATCTTTTCGCGTGCCGTGAAGTCCGAAATAAGCGGAGTGCCATCCTTCCGGGTTTGCGTTGCCTGCAAGGCCATCTGAAGCTCTCCGGCCTCATCCCGAGGAAGTTTGGGTTCGCATTTGACGTTGATATACCAATTATCCTGAATGTCATCCGGTGAGGCGTCCAGAGTGTAGAACTTTCCATCCTGATTGAATCCCTTGAGCGTGATCTTTTGGCCTTTAGCCTTGAACTGTATCAGAATCTCTTTACAAAGCCATTTGTACGCCCGTTCGAGTAGCGATGTGAAGGGGTCATAAATCGACCGGGTGTTATCGTTAAGCATTGAGAGAGCCGAGCCGGAATGCGTGCCCGGATCAAGACCATATCCGGCAGGAAAAGGGACGGTGGATTGCTGCATATCGCGGTCAAGAATTGATAAAATGGCCGCGCTTTCCGGCGGGACTTTCGGCGGTTCAAGCGCCTTGAGTATTTCACCGGTTTTGGTTTTAATCACTTTCCAATTGGCGAACGGATCGCCCTCAATACCCTTGACGCCATTCTCAGTTTCATAAACCAACGTCCCCGCGACACTCTTTTCTGATGTGTCCATAATGAACGAGACCTGTTTGTTCATCGGCGTGTAGATATTACGGGAGGCGGCGAAGACCGAGTTAGCCCGCTGCTTCAGTTTTTGTTCGTAACACCTGTTAAATACCGTCGGCATACCGCCAGCGAACTCAATCCAGACCGGCACATGGTCCAGTCCGTGTGGAGTCGGGTCTTTGACAAACTGCCTGCCGTCTTCCGCCGATCCTTCCACTATGACGATAGCGTTGATCTTGCGGGTGAAAAAGTCAATCACTCTGGCCTCTTCCTCTTTGATCGTGACGTTCCAGCGTTCTTCGGCCTCGACTTTCGACACCATATACTCAAAGGACGCCCAATTCAGCCCTTTGTAACCCTTCTCCCAGGCCATATGGAGGGGATCGAACGACTGAATATCAATGACGACCTCTTTGTTATCATCGTTGTAGATAAGACATTTAATACCCACGGCGCCACGGTTGCAACCAAGCCAGCCGGAGGACATACGCAGAGGCGGCTCGCCATTAGAGCTCAGGTTTTCATCGGCTTGAGTTAATACGCCGGTCAGAATTTCTTCGCCCTTGCTGGCCGCATCCCGGTCATTCTCCGGCGCGTCTTCCGGGACGGCTATCTGCCAGGTCAAAGAGGCCTTATTAATGCCAGTCAAGACCTTGGTAAAGTCATTCAGAGGCTTTGGTGACGTGTAGGACTGGTGGCCTATCTCTGCCACATATGGTTTTAGGGCGAACAGATCGAAATCACCCTCCATCTGGTCAAACAAATCGGTAAACGGCGTGGATGATCTTTTCTTATCGTGCATATCGACGATCTGATTCGCTGTATATTTGATTTCCTTTTTTGTTTTTGCCATTATCGTCTCCGGAAGTCCTGTACTTGGGAATTACCTGTATATTGATTTGCAGATGGCCTGGCGTCTTGGACGGGTGCATTGGCAGGTTCCTTTGCTACGGTTTCGGGAGTGAAGTCACTGAGGATATATCTTTCGGCGGCTAAAAGATGATATTTCCGTTCATCCTCATAACCTTCGAGCGGTTGATACTTCTCGTCAAGTGGGTGGGAGAAACTCAACTTCTCGTCAAGGTAAGCATGAAGATCATCAAAGACCTTGACTTTGTTTAGCTTATTGAGAGCGTACACCCTTTGAATCTGATCGTCGATGCGTTTCAGGTTTTCCTTCGGTGCCTGAATGTGCCAACCATGAGACGTGTAGTCGTTCCGCCAGCCTTCCTCCGTTGTGAGATTCCCGCCGATCCGGCTGATTACGTTATAGCCAGCCGTGATCTTTTTAAACTCCTGGACATGCTCAAATGTTGACCGCCCTTGACCAGGGAGATACTCATAAAATGCGTAGAATGTGCCGGTAGCAGGGTCTTGAGCGTAGAACATGGCGGCTGGGTTAGCAGAACCAAAGTCATGCCCAACGTAGATTAACCATGTTTTGGGGATATCAAACCGCTGGACCTTGCACGCAGCTGAATCAAATGAGTCATAGACAAGGCCGGCAGGCCGCATGAACTTGCCCTTGTAAAACATGGCGAATTTCCAGCGCGGTAACTTGCCCTCTTGTTCGTAGTATTCCGCCCTGGGGAAAGCCGGATTCATGATCGAGTCAAATTGAATCAACTCGTAATCGGGTTTTCTTTGTTCCGCTTTTTCGTATACGTCCTGGACAAACCAGCCTGAATTATATAGAGTCGTACCAAACAAACAACGGCCACGATTAATCGATAACCGGCGCTGCATGGCCTCCCACGAACCCAACTCAAAGTCTTTTTGTCCGCACTCATCGGCGACCGCCGCTTTAGCCGTAGCAGACTCCATTGAATCAGGTTTATTGCCTGACCCGAACATGATCCGTGTTGAGTCGATCACTTTCACCTGTCCGCCTGTCCCGCCCGGCACGTGGTGAAACTGGATCATGTTTTTCCCAGCCTGATATTGTCCTAGTTTAAACGCCGTCTCAAAGACAAAGATAAATTCAGGCAACATCTTTTTTTCAAGAAGTGGGAATGTTGCAGTTGCCGCCAGATAATCACCCTCACCACATAGATTGATTTCCCGCCTGAGCCAGTCCGGTTCGAATGTCGTCTTTCCAGATTGAGTTCCGGCGGACATAACAGGATAACGGGCTTTCGATTCCCACGCCCTAGACTGGCCGGGATGCAGGTTTAGAATATATTTACCCTCGCGGGTAATCTCTCGGTATGGTTTAATTGCCGTCGTTACCACTCAGCCGCACCTCAACCTCTTTAATCTGGACGCCGACGTTGACCTGGATGGTATTTTCTGCGTACAGATGCTCCATTTTGTTGAGTTCTTGGATAGCCGCTATTGGAGAGTGCAACTTGACCGATGTGTAGATCGTGGGGTGCTCGCCGTTATCGTCGTATTCCGTGCGGCTGTGAATCTCCTGAATGGCCCCACCGTTAGGAGTTTTTGGGCCAATGTTGACCCAGGAACCATCTTTGCCGAGTTCCATGAAATCAGTCAGGCGAGCTCTCAATATTTCGGTTAGAATCTCCTTACGCTCGATAACTGAGGCGACTTTTTTTGACTCTGCTTTTTGTTGGAGTTCCGCTATCCGTGCGATAATGTTAGGTTTTTTAAGGTTTTCGTTTCCGATCACGGCTGCGGTATGAGGGGAATAATTCGCAAGCTTTGCCGCCTCAGTAGCATTTCCGGTAGAAAAATAGAAAAGGCAGAATTTCTCTTGTTTTTGTAATTTAAGTGGAGGCATTTCGTTTCCTTCAAAAACTACGCTAATCTGCGTATTATTGGTATTTCTCAAAGCTAAATTGCCTATTGACAACCTGCTAACACTGTGATAATATATAAGTATCAAATAAAGAGCCGGAGATACCGGACGGAAAGAAAAGGAGAAAGGAAAATGAATTGTTGCACAAAAACCCGAACATGCACCGCTATGCAAACAGGTAAAGAGTGTGAGTTTTACACTGAGACTCTGGCAACTTGTTCAGGAGAGTTACCAATTTGCACGTCTATGGCCACCAAAAACGGATTAGCAATTTTCAAATGTCGCAATACCAAAGCCATTCAATCCGCTCGATCCGCCAAATAATCCCATCTCTGCCGGTGGAGCCGATCACCGGCGAAGGAATGAAATGAAAAAAGAACAGACTCAGGATGCCGTCATTATGGTCCGGTTGCCACAGGACGAAAAGGATTTGATCGAGAAGGCGGCTCAATTTGACGAACGGACGGTAAATGCCTGGTGCCGAATCGCGCTGAGGAAAACTGCTGAACCGTTCCGCCATATGCCACCGGAGGCATAG